CGGGGAGCCTGACGACGGCGTGCAGGTCACCGAGGACGTGGACGAGGACCCAGCGGAAGAGGCGGGCGACTACGCTGGCGCCGGCGCTGGGGCGGAGATGGTCGGGGATCAGCAGAGCGTTGCTGGGGCGGAGATGGTCGGGGATCAGCAGAGCGTTGCTGAAGAAATCGACTACGAGTGCAGCCCGGTGGACTACATCCACTGGAAGGACTTCGGTCACAACGTCGCGCGGACTTGGGAGGAAGTCACCGAGGTCTGGCGCTGGGTCTACATGAGCAAAGACGCGCTGGTCGAACGGTTCGGCGAGGAAAAAGCGGCGACGATCCCGCTCGATAACGGGCCGGAACCGTTGCAGGGCGGTTACAACCAAAAGCGCGACAACTCGCGAGCCAAAATATGCGAATTGTGGTGCAAGGAAACCGGCAAGGTCTACTGGTTGTCGAAATCCGCAACCGATTTCATCGACGTTCGCGACGATCCCCTGGAACTGCAAGATTTCTTCCCCTGCGGCCGGCCGCTCTACGCTACGCTGACCTCTGACAGCCTCGTGCCGGTGCCTGATTTCGTGTTGTATCAGGATCAGGCGGTTGAGTTGGATATCCTATCCGACCGAATCGACGGGCTGGTCAAGGCGTTGCGGGTCCGGGGCGTGTATGACGCCAGCCAACCAGCTCTGGCGCGGTTGCTGACCGAAGGCGAAAACAACGCGCTGATCCCGGTCGTGAATTGGGCCGGGTTCGGCGAAAAGGGCGGGCTGAAAGGCAGCATCGACCTGCTGCCGCTGGACACGCTCGCGGCGGCGTTGATGCAATGCTACGGCGCGCGGACCGAGATCAAGAATCAGATTTACGAGATCACCGGCATCTCGGACATTATTCGCGGCCAGACGGCGGCCAGCGAAACGGCGACGGCGCAGCAGATCAAAGGGCGATACGCCGGGTTGCGGCTGCGGTCGATGCAAGAGGACGTTGCGTTGTTTGCGACGGACCTGTTGCGGCTGAAAACGCAAGTTATCTGCTCGCAATTTCAGCCGGAAACGATCCTGGAATACGCCGCAGCGGCGCAGATGTCGGAAGCCGATCAGCAGATGATCCCGCAGGCGTTGGAGTTGTTGAAGAACAACCCAATGCGCAATTTCCGCGTTGAGGTGGCCAGCGACAGCCTGGTGCAACTCGACGAGGACGCGATGAAGCAGGATCGTCTGCAATTCATCCAGACGTTCGGCGGGTTCATGCGCGAAGCGCTGCCGGCGGGGCAAGCGAGTCCGCAACTGGTGCCGATCCTGTTTGAAGTGTTGCGGTTTGGCGTATCGGCATTCAAGAGCGCGCGTGCCCTCGAGGGCAGCATTGATCAGGCGATGAAGCAGTTTGTGGAGGCGTCCAAGCAGCCGCAACCGCCGCCGCCGCCCAATCCTGAGATGATGAAATTGCAGCAGGCTGGCCAGATTGAGCAGATGCGGATGCAGGCCGAGGGCCAGCGCGATCAAATGCGGATGCAGGCCGAGGGCCAAGCCATGCAGGCGAAGGCTCAATTCGATGCGCAAGTGCTGCAAGCCCAATTGCAAGCCGACATGCAGATTGAGCAAATGAAAGCCCAATCGCAGTTGCAGATTGAGCAGATGAAGGCCGAGGCAACTGCCGCGATTGAGCAACAGCGTATTGCCATGGAAGAGCAGGCCAAACTGCAAGAGATGGCGCAGGTTGAGCAATTTGACCGGTGGAAGGCCGAACTGGACAGCGCAACGAGAATCCGCGTTGCCGAGATTGCGGCAGGGGCGCGGATGGAAATGGAACCGGCGCTATGACCGTTTACATCCTGGAAAACGGCGAACTGGTGGTCAAGCGCGAAAGCGTCGAGCGGCGTTTGCAGATCGTGCCGGACATCCAGCCCTACACGAGCATGATCGACGGCAGCACGATCGGCAGCAGATCGCGGCATCGCGAGCATTTGCAGGCGCACGGCTGCATCGAGGTCGGGAACGAGCAACCGCCCGCACCGAAGCCCTACGAGACGCCGAAAGCCGAGCGCGATGCGCGCAAACGGGCGCTTTACGGGCAATTTGAGAATTTAAGCCAGCGTCAAATTTCGCGGGTTGCGCAGGAACTGCGCGACCGCGCCAGCAGGAGATAGTATGTCCGAAACTATTATTGACGACGCTGTTCCGGATCGGCGCGAGATACTTTCGCAACAGTTTGACGAGGCTGCTGCTGCGCAGGTCGCGCCGGTTGATCCGGTTGCCGAGAAGCCTGCTGTTTCACGTGACGCCGCTGGGAAATTTGCAGCGCCTGCCGCACCGCCTGCCGCGCCTGAGCCGGAGGCTGAGCCGCCGGCTTGGCATCGTCCACCGCAGAGTTGGAAAAAGGAAAAGCACGGGCTGTGGGATACCGCAGCGCCGGAGTTGCGCGAATATGCTTTTCAGCGCGAGGAAGAGATGCGCAACGGCGTTTTGCCGTTGCAGGAAAAAGCGCGGTTTGCCGATTCGATGCAATCGGCGGTTGAGCCTTATTTGCCTACCATTCGCGGCCTTGGCGTTGACGCGCCAACGGCGGTAAAGGCGCTTTTGGAGGCGGATCGCATGTTGCGGTCGAGCGCGCCGCAAGAGAGGCTTGCATATCTTCGGCAGCTTGCACATAATTATGGCATTGATTTATCTGGTGCGTCAGAAACGCCCGAAAACAACCCACAGGTTGATGCTCGGTATAGCGATCTGGCCAATCAGGTGAACCATATCAGAGGGCAGTGGCAAGCCGAAAAAGATGCCGCCGCTGCCGCTGAAGATAGGGCGTTGCAGGCAGACATATCTAAATTTTCGTCTACACACGAACATTTTGAGACGTTAAAGCCTGAAATGATCCGATTGCTACAAGGCGGGTCTGCGGACTCGCTAGACGAAGCCTACAAGAAAGCGATGCGTTTAGACGACGGATTGTTCGAGAGTTCGCAAAAATCCCTACAGGATGCGACCGCTATTGATAAGCGGGTCGCGGCGGATCGAGCAGCCAAATCAGCGCGCGCTGCGGCGGTAAGCGTACGCGGCTCTACACCCGGAGCCAAACAGGCAACCAAAGCGACAGACAGGCGCTCCATCCTAGAGGATCAATTCTCGGGGTTGAGTGAGCGTCTCTAGATCATTTGGAGGCTGCCTTAATGGCATTCGCAAATAGTGCGGTCAGCGATATCATCGCTACGACCATTCAGAGCCGATCCGGCGATCTCGCCGACAACGTGACGAACAACAACGCCTTGCTGCGGCGCCTCAAGGAGCGCGGCAACGTCAAGACGTTCAGCGGTGGTAACGTGATCTTGCAAGAGATCATGTACAACGACAGCACGACCAACAACACGAACTCCTATTCGGGTTATGAAGTGCTGGACGTGTCGCAGAACAGCCCGATCAGCGCGGCGCAGTTTTCCATCACGCAGTATGCTTCTGCCGTGTCGATTTCGGGGCTGGAAATGCTCCAAAACGACAGCAAGGAGCAGATCATCGATTTGCTTGATGGGCGCATGGAGGTGTCCGAGGCGCAGTTGATGAACCGCATCGGCTCCGACATTTACCTGGATGGCACCGGCAATGCCGGCAAGAACATCACCGGCCTTGCTGCGGCGGTTCCGGACGCGCCGACCACTGGGACCTACGGCGGCATCAATCGCGCGACGTTTACGTTCTGGCGGTCGGTGAAATACGGCGGCCTTGCCGACGGCGGCGCGGCGGTCAGCGCGACCAACATTCAGGGGTATATGGATGCGCTCGCGGTGCAGCTGATTCGCGGCACTGACAAGCCGGACCTGATCGTGACTGACAACACTTATTATAAGCTGTATTTACAGTCGCTTCAGGCAATCCAGCGGATTACCGAAAGCGGCTCGGGCGCGGCTGGTGCCGGGTTCGCGTCGCTCAAATACTATGGCGCGGGCATGGCCTCCGACGTGGTGCTTGACGGTGGTGTTGGCAACGCCGCCACGGCCGCGCACATGTGGTTCCTGAACACAAAATACCTCATGTTCCGGCCTCATGCCGCGCGGAATTTTGTTCCGATTGGCGGCGAGCGCCAGGCGGTCAACCAGGACGCGGTGGTCAAGCTCATTGGCTGGGCCGGAAACCTCACCTCCAGCGGTCCGCAATTCTGCGGCGTTCTGATCGCTTAAGGAGCAAACCATGGCCTATGTTTTCACTGAAAGCCGCATCGGGTATCTGCAAATCAACCAGACAGATGCTGGCGTGACCATGGCGAACGGATCGTCTGCGATCCCGACGCCGCCTAACACTCTGGGGCAGGTTGTCCGCGCCGTTGATCCCACTTACGGCGAGGGCGAGTTCATCATGCTGGTGGGCG